CTGGAACCACTGTACTTTGTGATGGTTCATAACAGACTTTAAACTTTAGGATCTTGTACTTTTGAAATGAAGGTGCAAGTCCACTTAACCAAGGAAAACTTTCTGGCAATGCAGGATTTATTTCTATTTTCTTTGGTGTGAATCTCGATGTAGGTACAACATCTGTGATAAATTCACGTTTCTTCACTCGAAAAGTATTACCTATGAATGATCCTCTCGGATTGTTCTGTTTTGTCGTCTTCATGTTTGAAACTGAAGGACCCTTATTATTCGAGGTTTTTCTCCTCTGTGCGCCGGTTACGACATTAATTCTTTTCTTTTCTATTTTCATTTGTGTAGTTCTTTTGTTTTGGTTGTTCATCAAAACAGGAATAACAATTATTGATTAGACTTGTCATTTCAGAATCCCATATGCTATCCATCTCTTCCTTTTGATATTTAAGGAGTTCGACTGCATAAACTGACTCTGACAACATCTTCTGATGTTCTAATTCTTCTTCATCTACATCATCAGAACCCAACTCAGACAAATGAGCTTGATCCCAATAACGTTCATAATCCGTATACTCTTGTTTTTCTTCATGAGTATCTTCATATGAGTCGGAAGAATGAAAGTCTAGTCCTTGGAAACTACACCAACTTGTACCGAAACTAATGTAATTATCCTTCTTTACATAAGTTCTTCTTGTATTCTTAACAATTACTTCTTCTTTATCATTAAGTTCACTTAACAAATTTTCTATTTTCGGAAGGCGTTTGTCTTTTGAGTTATGGAGTTGTTTCAAGAATTTATTTGATTTAGTAACGAATTTTTCATGGAAATGATTAGTAATTTTCATTACACCATGATTATTCTTGAATTTTTGTTTTGACATACAAGCGAGCCAGTCATCCTTTTGGAGGAGACGTGCTTCGTATGAAGAACTGTATGTTTGCAAAACGTGTTCCCTACCAAACTCGTCAGTAATTATTCCTTTTCCTTTAGGTACATTACCATAAACCATGATCTCATATTTCTTTTCATTTCTCTTCCAGATTTTTCCAAAGGGCAACCACTTGTAAGTTATTTCTAACTTACCACGACTTCTCCTCAAATTGTTCTTTGCTATGAGAAGTTGTCTTGCAGTGACCTGTCTAGGTGGAAGATTCACACCTAGACCTCCAAGTTTCTTTGGTAGACAAAGATTTACCATACCATTGTTAGTGACTTCTTTTATCCTCTTTTTATTGAAAAATATAAGACGATTGAAGAGTTCACTATTATGTTCAATGGCGTAATTGATGCTTTGATCTACAGGCATGTATTTAGGTAAACTAAATACAGCATGGAGTGGAAGTGGTTTTATTTTTTTTACAAAACCATCTTTTTTCAAGAGAAAATTTGTGGAATTTATTTGAGCCACATTTTCACTAACGTATGTCTTTCCTATACTTAGTGTGAGATCAAAATTACTGACATTTTGTTTAAATTTTTCAACAATATCCCTTGGACAATATGCTAGAAAATC